AGCATCGATAACTCTCTGTTACTTACGAAGTAACAGCATCTTAAGCTTCATTCCACATTCTCTTTTCCCCTGTGATTATGTAATTATTAACGACTATATTTGCCCGATTAAGTTCCTCCCCTTCAAAACTCTTGAGATACGTCCGTGTGACTTCAAGTGAAGAATGTCCCAGTCCTTCGGAAATCACCTCTTCGGGAACCTGGCAATATTTGGCAAGTGTAGCCCAAGTGTGGCGTGCCGTGTAGGAACTGACTTTTACCTCCTCCATTCCCATCAGTCCGGGTAGTCTCGAAAGGTTGAAGTTCAGCTTACGCAAGCAACGGCGATAATCATCAAAAGCTTCTCTATCGAAAGAAGTGGGAGTAAGGATATCCAACAGATAGGGCGAAGATTCTTCCCGGCTCCTATAACGTTCGATAAGCTGACGTGCCTGCGGCATAAGCTTGACACAAAGTTCAGTACCCGTCTTTTGGCGTCGGCATATCAGCAGGTCCCCTTTCAAATCCACTTTGCGCAAGTGAGCAAGGTCTACAAAAGGCATCCCTTGCAGCAACAGCATCAATCGCATTGTGTCCTGCGCCCGGTACACCTCCGGAGGGAGTACAGGACTGGAGAGTCTGCCGGAAGAATACTTTCCGTCAACAACATCACCCAGCAATCGGCTCGTCTGCCCGGCAGTTAATGCCAATTTATGTTCGGAAGATACCCCTGTTTTGAGATTGACAAACAGGCGACATTCTCCCGCCACAACCCCACGATCTACCGCACGGTTATAAATAGCACGCAGCGCACGGATATAAGTAGAAGTTGTGTTATAACTCTTCTGCTCTTTCTCCAGATAATATTGAAATTTACACAAGCTTCTTCGGTTCAGTCCTCCCCAAAATATTTTGCCACCACCTACAGAAGCGGTGAATGCCTGCAAGGCATAGTGATAGATATAGGCCGTCGCAAAACGGTTCTCTTGCCGCAACTCGCCAATAACTTCGTAAACAAAGTCTGTAAAGCTATGCTGTTTCATATAATCCTTTCTTTTTAAGTTCATAATTGAGATTCTTTTTTCGCCATAAACTATATAAAATGAACTACCCTACACAATGTTCAACCGATTTTTTTGTCGAAATAAAAAGGAATGTACTCTCCTTACCCTTATTACCAATGCGGTGCTTCACGGTTTTTCCACACCTGCAAACGATTTTTACCTTTGCAGCGTTTTAATAAAACATATGTGTAAGGTGATGAAATATTCTCTCTACAAAGCGGATGCTGAGGAAGAAAACGAAGATTCTCCGAAACTTGACGAGAAACCCGGAGGGGGTAGCACCAATGAATACACGGCGACGTAACAAAAAGAAACGCTACTACGGATATTAGGAGAACTGAAACTGTTATTTCCACAGGCGAAAATCGTAGGGCATTATCAGTTAAGTGCGGATGTCTGAATCAAGTGTCCGGAGGTTGCGAGGAAGGAGTATGAATGGTTGTAGGGGGGAGATAAAAAAAATGTGCTGCTTCAGGGCGGCACACTCTTTTTTCGGACACAACGTTCGTAAATGATCGAAATATTTGATTGATAACAAGTTAGATAATGACACACGTACGGATTTATTTGTATAAACATTATTTCGCTAAGGAAACTACTCTTTTCATGTAGGTTTCTATGTAGGTTAATTAATACCAATTGATTCCTACTAATACGAATTAATAATAAGCCATTAACTAACTCGTTATCAATCTATGTATACGATTAACATTAGGGGTAAGCAGAACCCGAAAGACACCAAGATGGTCAAGCTGGAGATGATTTTCTTCAAGACCGGTTACGCCCGTGTGCCGAAGGTTATAAACATTACAGGGCTATTAAAAGACTGGGATGTCAAGTCTCAGAGTTTCCGTGTAGGGAGTGCGGAAGCCACTACCAAGAACAAACTGCTTTTCGATTTGCGAACCAAATATCTGCATGTCGCTGATACCTGGGAGATGGAAGGCAGAAACTGGTCGCCCGTCCAGTTGTCACATTGCTTCGATGAAATCAAGGCGGCAAAACCCGAGGTCAAAGTAAAGAGCGTCCAGCAGATGATCGATTATCTTGAAGAGACATTCAAAAACAAGAAACGCATCAAGAACGGGCAGATCGTCGATAGTACGACCAATGCCAAACGGTATGTCTATCTCAAGCGTGAACTGCAGGCGTTTACAAAAGAAAAATATGCAAAAGCCTTTTCCTCTTATTTCTTTGCTGACATTACAGAAGAGTTTCTTCTTGACTTTGCATTTTGGCTTAAAGAAAGAGGTATCAGAAACGGCAACAAGGCCGGACTCACGCACAAATTGAGGTTGCTCCGTGCCGTATGCAGGCAGGCGGAAAAGAAAGAGATGTACGGGGTGAATATGGAGAACTTCCTCTGTCTCGGTGATGATATCAATTGGCCGGAAAGCACTTCAAGAGCAGTCCCGGAAACAGTCATAGCAAAAATTGCAAATGTTGACCGTACCCTGTTTACGAAGAAAGAGCAGTTGCATCTTGATTTGTTCCTGTTCAGCTACTATACCGGAGGTATGGCGAATGTCGATGTCTGTAACCTGACATGGGATTTGGTCCAGGAAGACCGCATCGTCTATGAACGTATCAAGTTTCCCAAAACAGCCAAACCGGAGCTTCTCAGCAAAGCAAAAGCCATCATGAATAAATACCGTGGGCAAAGTTACGGAAATTATGTATTTCCTGTTTTTACACATAAACACACGACCACTTCCAAGAAGACTACACGTGTCAAGCAAATTTCCACACGTCTTTCACAAACCTTGACGAAAGCATGCAAGATACTACGCATTAAAGAAAACATCACCTGGTATTCCGCCCGTGGTTCTTTCATATCAAAGATGGTAGATGCCGGTAACAATCCATATGTGATTGCAGAGATGGCGGGCAACAGTCCATTGACCATCTATAAGCACTACTACAAGAATACGAAACGGGAAGAAATCAAACGGCAAATGGAAGAAATGTTCTGATTGTGCATGTCCATATACTCGCAAATACCTTGGCAATTCCCCTGCAATCCTCCGGAATACGGAGGATTTTCTGTGTTGGTGAATAATTACACTCTACAATGGGTGTTAAATCTTACTGATTACCAAAAAGATAGTTATTATATTGACAAAATCGCTTTTATTTTCGAATAATTTCACTACCTTTGTAATCAATAACTTAAATAGAATTTATATGAAAGAATTGGTTTCAAAAATACAGGAAGTATATGCTACATTCTCCACGGATGCGGCACTTCAGATTGAAAAAGGCAACAAGGCCGCAGGTACCCGTGCCCGCAAGGCTTCGTTGGAACTGGAAAAATTGATGAAGGAGTTTCGCAAGGTTTCTTTGGAAGAATCCAAGAAATAGCCTTAACACATCGGCCGTTGTCATATAATGGCCGGTCTTCTGCAGATACGGCATAAAAAGTGTATTGGCAGAACGACATAATAAAAAACGGAAAGCGTTAACTTTTGTCATGCATCGAAATCTGGTAAAATTCACTTATCCGCAGGACAAACAGTTTTCGCCTATGCTTTTGCGTGGGCTTAACTTGTTTGCGGATAGGTTTACCAGAACCTCGGTGCTACGGGTTATGTCCCACGCTTTTTGGTCTTGGTATACTGAACGCTTGACGGGACTCAAGCCAAATACGGAGATATTATGAATGACATGAATCTGATGGATGAACTTATGAAAATTCCTGCTGATGCGACTGCCGCCACAGTACAAGGCATAGAAATGCTGCTTATCGATAAAAACAAGGCGGAGTCTTTATTGGAATCGGATCCTAATGACAACGCCATCCACGAATGCCTTTTAAGCAACGGCCGTTTCCTGTTCCAATCGGACAATGCCAACCTCGTTGCCCTGTATAAAGTAACAAGAGCATCTGAATAACGCTCCTGTTGCATATAATCACCTTATTTATCTGATTTCATCCTTTCTACAAAGGCTTTTGACGGTTTGAATGCCGGGATATTGTGGGCAGGCACTATTATCGTGGTATTCCTGCTTATGTTGCGTGCCGTCTTTTCCGCACGGTATTTGATGATAAAAGAACCGAAGCCGCGAAGATAAATCTCCTCGCCGTTTATCATGGCAGACTTTACGCTATCCATGAATCCTTCAACAATTTGCAACACGACCTGCTTCTCCAGACCGGTCTGCATTGCTATTTCCCTGACGATATCCGCTTTTGTCATATCAATTCTTGATTAAATACTGTCAATCCGGTTACAAAGATACATCATTTTCTGAAATATCCTCTTTTTATAAGCACATATAACAAACATTAGCCGGTGTCGGTCTCTACTCTTTCGATACAAATAGTATCGAAGTATGAAACTGACACTCAACCGCAAATTCAAAGGCCAGACCTACACTATAGGCGACCTGTCTATCGATGGCAAGTTTTTCTGTAACACCATCGAAGATGTCGTGAGGGAACTTCCGGCAACCTGTCCGGACACTTCCTGTGGTCGCTCCTGTACCTGCGCGGAAAAAGTCTATGCCAAGACAGCCATTCCTGCCGGGACTTATAAAGTCACCCTTCAGTACAGTCCCAAGTACAAGAAGAAAATGCCATATCTGCATGATGTGCCACATTTCCTCGGCATCTTGGTCCACTCCGGCAATACAGAAGTCGATTCCGCCGGCTGTATCATCGTGGGAAAGAATACGGTCAAAGGAAAAGTTTTGGAATCCCGTGCCACTTTCCAAGAACTGTATGCCATACTCGAGTCCGAAGGGGACATAACCATTCAGATTGTATAAAGCGAATGGCGATCAACAGGCTCAAACCACCCAGAAACCTGCGCATCGAGTTCAAACCGTCCCCACGGCAATATGAACTCTGGAAACTCTTGCAGCCAAACTATTGTCCCCATTGTGGCGGGGAGATCGAGCAAATCCTTGTTGGCTATGATCAGCAAGGTAACCCGCAGTACAGGCCGCAGTGCAGGCATTGCAAGTCGCAGAACCTGCCACAGCTGATACTGGGAGGCGGAGCGGCAGGCGGCGGGAAAGCGGCGCCATTGGATTCAACGGTATGTACTCCTTTCGGTTTCCGCAAAGTTCGGGATTTGAAAGTCGGGGACATCATATCCTCTGCCACAACCGGAGGGCAGCAACGGATAATCTGGCTACACCCTGTTGAAAGACATGATTACTACCGTATCCACTTTATCGACGGGACATATTTCGACTGTTCCGCGGGACATTTGTGGAAACTTCATCAAAGTCACAAAAGGACGGAACGGAAAGATACGGGGTGGAACCGGAACAACGAGAGACTTTGGAGTACCCGGATTATTCACGATTGGATGCAGCGTAAGAAACACGGGATGCATAGAGGTAGTAATTTGACTATTCCCCTGTGCGCCCCGGTACAGTTTACTTCGGGAAAACGGTACAGACATCCCAACCCCATAGAACCTTATATTCTCGGGGCTATTCTCGGCGATGGGTGCATTACGAAATCCGTGACGGCGGCCAATTCTGTGTTACTCACGACAACGGATGATGAAATTGTCCAAAGATTCATGTCCGCAGGATATGATATGGGCCATTATCAGAGAAAAAGCGGGAATAAAGCCCAAAGTTATGTGATTTATGACCGTAACTTAGTGGATGCGCTGAGGGTGCTTGGCTTGGAAAGATGTGATTCTGCCAACAAGTTCATTCCCCGGCAATATAAATACGCCCCTGTTGAAGAGCGTAAACAGCTCATCCGGGGGCTGATGGATACCGACGGCTATGTCGATGGAAGGGGGTACATGTCTTACTGCACGACAAGCAGCCGATTAGCGGAGGACGTGGCATTTGTCATACGCTCTTTGGGAGGTATAGCGACAATCAAAAAGCCTCCTGCAGGATATAAGGACAAGGCAGGAAACTTCATCCAATGCAAGGATTGTTACAATGTGTACTTCCGTACCCGTATGAATCCGGAACTGGTCGGTTTGTCAAGGAAAAAAGCGAGATGTCGGTATGAGTTCAACGGTGGAGCGTCAGAACCCGGGAAAAGGATTATCGATGTCGAATATATCGGGAGACGGAAGGGACGCTGTATCACGGTTGATGATCCTTGCGGTCTTTATGTCGCTGACGACTTTACTGTAACGCACAATTCCTTCATCGGCAGCGTTTGGCTGGTGTCTTCATGTATCCGGTTCGAGAATATCCGTGCGGTGGTGGCCCGTAAGACACTCAAGTCATTGAAGGAATCGACATGGAACACCATCAAGTCGATACTGAAGGACTGGGGACTGAAAGAGGACATAAACTACAAGATAAACAATCTCGAAGGCACGCTCACATTCTGGAACGACTCGGTCATCATCATGAAAGAGATGTCGGACATTCCCAGCGACCCCAACTTCGAGCGTTTCGGTTCTTCCGAATACACCATCGCCATGGTGGACGAAGTGTCGGAAATCTCGGAGCGGGCTGTCGAAGTGTTGTTCTCCCGTCTCCGCTGGAGGATCCATGAGACATTCAAGACCCCGAGAATGCTGCTTACTACCAACCCGACGATTAACTGGGTGCGTTCCCGCTTCGTTCAGGGCGAGAACGGAGAAAAAGTCATCTGCCGTGAGGGTGAAGCGTACATTCCATTCTCCGTGTTCGACAACCCGAATATCGCTTTCCGTCAGGTGTACGAGGCGGCTCTGAACAAGATCCGGGACCAGGCGACAAAGGAACGTCTGCTCTATGGTAACTGGGATTTCGTGGAAGCCAATGATATGGCGATTTACAGCAGTTTCGACGGCGCCCGGCATCTCGTTACCGGACTGAAAGAAAGGGCGTATGATCCGACCAGACCGCTCATCACGGTGTGGGACTTCAATGTCGCTCCCCAAATGTCGGTACTCTCTGCACAGATAGATTATGAAAACAAGAAGGTCTATATATTGGAAGAGATACTCGGCAGGCCGGAGGAGAAAGAGAACAACACCCCAGCACTGGCACGGAAGGTTCGCCTGAAACTTTACCGGGACAAGCATATCGGCGGAGTGGATGTGACCGGTGACCCTTCCGGGTTGCAACGTTCTACCACGAACGAGGACGGTGTAAACAACTACACGATTATCGTCGGGACGTTCGGTAAAGGCGTCCTGCGACCGAAGGTGAAGCTGCTGCGTAAGCAACCTCCACAGGTTACCCGTTGCGAGTTCGTCAATGAGGTATTCGATGGGTATAACGGTTGGGAAGTCCAGATTGACGTCAAGTGTCGCAATCTCACACGGGATCTGATTTACCAGCTCCGCAACGAGGATGGCACCAAGTCCAAGCAAAAGACAACCGATCCGAAAACAGGCGTGAAGTACGAGCGTTACGGTCATCTGTCCGATTGTCTGGACTACCTGCTTTGCTACTATCTGCGTGACAGTTGGTACAAATTCAAGAGCGGTGATGCGAATGGCTATATCGTATCGACCTCGGTCATCCAGGAAGGATTTTCATACTAGATAATGAAGCAAAAATATGTATAGACGGTTTCTCAATAACAACGATTACCTGGGTATCATCACGCCCGAAGTACTCGCACAACTTACCCGCGGTAACGGCGAACACTTTGTCCGGGCGGAAGAAGCGGCCGAGGCATCGGTCGTGGAATATCTCTCGGAGAACTACGAAGTCGAGAAAGAACTGGCCAAAGGAAAGTGTATCGCCGACTACGACCGGCGCGTCACCTATCCCGTGGGCGTGCATATCTACTTCGAAGGACAAATCCATGAGGTCATTCGTTCCATCAGCGGCTACCGCAAACCTGCAACAAAGACTTTCTGGGAGGAGTGCGTCGATACCTGTATCGATATGAAACAGGTGTCGGGCTATACCCAGTTTAAGACCTATTACCCGGGCGACAAGGTGAACTACAACGGGGTGATTTACAGTTGTCTCGCAGAAAACGGCTACAAGTTCGACGATATTCGTATCCCGATGGTAGCCGGTTGGCTGGAAGTCGAAACCTCACTCTGGCATCCCGTTGAATACCCCCTGTGGAGTGTCGTGGAGTATGAAGATGGATTCTTCACGCTGGTATCGCTTGATAACTTTGACTCTAACGTCGACCCGATGGCTTCAAGCTGCTGGGGAGCCATAGCCGATTACGATTCGGCGTATAACGCATATGAACTGTCTGAAAATGAATACGTGGTTTATGACAGGCATGTGTTCTATCCGGAAACCGACATCAATGCGGATGAACCCTCCGTTGGTTTCAACTTGGCCCTTCACGACCCCAGAAATTACAATTTGAAAAAACACTTGGTACGCTTAGCTGTCTATGAGTTAACCAAGCTTATTGCCCCGAACAACGTAAGCGTTGTCAGAATCCGGGATTATGAAGATAGCATGAGATGGTTGAGTGATGCGGCCAAGCTGCGGCTTACCCCACAGATACCGCGCAAACTCGATGAAACAAGAAAACCGGTAACCGATTGGCAATTGGCTACTTTCCAGACTGATTACGATCCATACAAGAACCCCTGGATGATATAGCTAAAAGCGGAATCTACATTGCAAAAAAACGGCAAGTACCAGTCTTCTTTTCCTCTTTGATTAAAAAGAAAAAGACATCTTCCCGCAGTAAGATTGACAGTTCCGCTTCCATCTTGATTACTTTCGTCAGAAGATGTTATTCAAGGCCCGCCACCGGCGTATAGCGAAAGAAAATCAAATTAACGGCGGGCGTTACGGCTTGGACGTAATTGCGTGTCTGTGGCTTTGATACGGGTAGAAACGGTGTATTGGAAGCTATAGACTTATTGTCAAGCTACTACAAAAATAGGGATACGACAGGTGACAAATCATTATTTTAAGGTATTGCAACAGAAAATATATGTAACGAACTTTGTAACTAAAAAAAGGACCCCGTTCCCGCCTATGCTAACAACTAAGAGTTATACACGCGAGCTGTTACCAACTATAGCGCGGAGAGTTTTTCAAGAAGATAAAAGAAGTGTACAGCACGAATTTATTTTCGGTGAGGTGAACAAGTGTTTCACCAACGCGTATACCTCTGCTTTAGGAGGGACGGAAGAAAATCATGATAAATAATGAAAGATGGAAGCAAATCGTTTTAAACATCCCGTTAGCCGTGAAATAACGGATCAATACATCCGTTCTTCATCTTGTCTGCAATGTAAGCCTTGTGGAGGGAACTGCATAGTCGTGGACAATCGTATCTCCTTTGTAGTCGATCCCGAAACGAGACGTGTCAGGCATCTTTTGTTCGATTCAACTCCCATCGCCTGTATGGGAAATTGCATAAGGCCCTGCCAGGAATCTTTACGTTTAGTGCGAAAGTTAAAGCCCGTATCGAAACAATTAGAATTTCTAAAAAACAATCAGCATATATGAGTATCATCAACATCATCAGCAACGACGAAGTTACACTCGTGCAAGGAGTCGACGGCCTTTTTTTTTGCGAAGAGTCATGGATTACGCAAAGCAGGGCGGCTTCCCGGTCGGAAGAGGCGTTTCCCGAAGAAGTCATTGAAATAAAAAATGAAGGTATCAGCATGGAACAACTTCAGACTTAACTATTCTGGCTAAACTTAGTTGCCACGTGAATGAAACGCTTTGTCTCCAAACCAGGCCATTCCTCCTGTCGGGCGTGCCATTCTTTGCAGGTGGTTCGGCCCGTTTTCGAAACATAACCGTATTTTGTTCTCTTTTGATACACTAACTCCCAATCCGTCATAGCCATGCCTCAACCTGTGTTCACAGCTTTTCTTCTTACGTTGTTTGCCGGCCTATCTACCGGTATAGGTAGCGCCATCGCCTTCTTTGCCAAACGTACCAACACGTTGTTCCTCTCTCTTTCGTTGGGTTTTTCGGCAGGAATGATGATTTACGTGTCGTTTATGGAATTCCTTTTCTCTTCCGTGCAAACCCTTGTCGGGGTACACGGCAAAACCGATGGGGCACTCTATGCGACACTCTCTTTTTTCGGAGGTATCGCGTTGATTTTACTCATCGACAAGTTCATTCCCCCCTACAAGAATCCGCACGAGATGCATTGGGTGGAAGAGATGAATCAAGAGGATAAACCGCATCCGAAAGTAAAGCCAAAATTATTGCGCGTGGGTTTGGTGACAGCCCTGGTACTGGCTGTCCATAATCTTCCTGAAGGCATGGCTACATTTCTTGCCTCCATGAAGGATGC